AACTGTTCACCTGCATGTGTACACCGGCAACCCACCAGCCGTCCTGCTGTCCCACAAGGGCGTCCAGGTAGTCGCGACCATTCCGGTAAACGGTCACCGTCTCATATTCAGTCAAGACTGGATAATCGCTCCAGGGAGCGGGAAGCTGGTCGCGGCCGTCGATTTTCAGGTATTCAAATTTATTTTCCATATCCTTAAAATTACGTTTGAACGGCATTTGAACGGGGGTCATTCCCCCGTCATCCGTTTTACCTTATGAATGGATTTCTTGACGCGGCGCAGGTCAAAATCACAGGCGGAAGCCTCTTTCATGACATAATCGATGCCTTTCCTGTCAGTCACCCCGTTGGCCGAACAGATGGCGTACACATCCCGCTCGTCAGTGGGCTCCAGTGCATAGAACTTACGTCCGATACGGCTGTAAAATTCCTTGTAACCCGGTTTCTGGTATTTAAGCCCGTTGCTGATGCGCTTGGCTATATAGTCGGTACTCAGGAAGACCACGCCGCATTTTTCCTCCAGCTTGTTGTACAGGCTGATAAAGTAGTGGAATACCGGTTCGGTAAGCTTGTCGGCTTCGTCAAATACAAGGAGCGGAGCGTCCATCTGGATAATGTCGTCAAGGATAAGGCTCCAGACCTCACGGATATTGCAGCCCTCCGTGCGTATGCCGACCGTGCGGGCTATCTCACGGACGAAATCACCTTTCTTCATGTCCTCGGAACAAAGGATATAGAAAACTTCCCTGTGTTCCTGAAGATAACTGCGGGCGGCGGTACTCTTGCCGCAACCGGCTTCCCCCGTCACCCAGGTGACATTGCGCCAGCGCTGCGCATCGGCAAGCACTCCGGTGATCTCCTGATAGGCACCGGTCTCCACAATCTGCCAGCCGGTAGGATTGACGCTCCCGACCTGTGAGGCTATATTGCGGAACATCTCATCGCTGATATTCTCATAACGTCCGTTCAGAATGTTGCTCACCGTTCCGACACTTGTGTTCTTAAGGCTGCCGGCCGCTTTGGTCTGGCTCGGATATTTTGCCACATAAGCCCTCAGACTCTCGCTGATGGCATCCTTGTCTTCTCTTTTCAATTCACTCATATTTTTCTTATTTAAAATTTCCTGCTATAATTTTCCTACCACTTTGCGCACACTCACTTCCTTCTTCCCGAGCTGGTCCCAGGTAATGTTACTGATTACCTTTGTGGAACGTCCCAGGACAACCTCTTCCGGAGGCCGGCTGTATTTCTTTGTGCGGCGGTCTATCTGGCGCTGCACCTCGGCCGTGACACCTTTCAGGTTGGGGCTGCGCAGCCCGTGCTGTTCAGGCGCAACCCCATGCTCGTATTCGATGGACTTGGCTGCGACCTGACGTTCGATGCGGTCATGGACGTTGGCCTCCTGTTCCCGGCGTATGAACGCCGCCTCACCCTCGGTCTGGTCCTGGATTGCGCGATGAACCACCATGTACGGTTCGGCAACGCGTTCGAAGCGGAGAGCACCGCCCTTGTCTTTCCAGTACAGCCGGACGCTGCTGAAATCATAAGGGTCATACTTGACATAGAACTGTCTGTAGGTATTACGGCGACGCCACTCATGGTCAGGAACACCGGGGGAGGAATAGACCTCGTAGGTGCGCGGCCTGCCGCCGACAGTGAACTCTATGCCGGCAGAGGTGAAAGTGCTCGGCCGGGAGGTCATAACCCAGAAGATGTCCACCATGTCACGGGCGGTCACCACTTCCGTGTCCTCGTTTACACTTGTATCGTACATCTCTATCCGGGGGATGCCGGTAACAGGATGCTTCATTTCGTTCCACTCCCGGCGTGCCTCGACATATTTTGCCTTCAGCTCGTCGAGAGTATAGAGCCGGTCCCTGTTGGCCTCGATGAACTCAAGGTTCGGACGGCTGGAATCTTTTCTGGCAGTGATATTCTGTCCGGTAAAGCCCCAGTATTTGTGCAGGACCTGGCTCTGAAAACGCCCGAAAGCGGATTCTATCGTCTTGGACTGCCCGCTGTAAGGGGCGGTGGGACGGTGGATATGGCTGATCTTGTCAAGCAGACCGTCGGAGACACGTTCAAGCTTCTTATGACCGCCCTGGTTGTCATGGACCAGCTCGTAAGGCTTGTGCCCGCTTGTCTGGAGCGCCATGCGGTAAGCATGGTACTGCGCCTCATAATCCTCGTTCTCGCTGATATGGAAGCCGAGCAGGACTTCACTGTAGGCATCCATGACCTCGTACACCCCGATGGTGCGGACCTTGCCGCCCTCATCCCGGTAATAAAGGTTCAGTTTGGTACCGTCACCGTACCACAGGCTGTCACGGCGGCTGGGGAGTTCGGTCTTATGCTTGCGGCCGTAACGCTGGTGGGCCTTCATTTCACCGTAAACCGCATCATACCATAAAGGCTCTATGCGGGGACTGCTGAACCATGAACGGAGACTGCGCGGGCTTTTCAGGGCCTTCCACCCGCGTGCGGGGGCTACCCGGTTGTATTCCTCGAAAATCTGCATGTCGGTATAGACCGGAACACGGCTGCGTTTCAAGGCGACAAGGAAACGCCCGGGTTCCTCATCTATTTTCAGGGTGTTGCTGTTTCCATATTTGCCGCTCACAAGTACACTGTAGTTGTCGGGGCGGAACTTGTTTATCAGGGCCTTCAACCGGCCCACACTTCCCGGAAGGCTATGCCCGTACACCGGACGCCACTCCTCACTCGTGACAAGCAGAAGCTCCCAAAGGTTGCGGCGGAAACCGGTCAGCTTGTTATTGGATGAACTCAAACGTTTGAACTCTTCCATCAGCGCGTTCAGTACTGAAGCGTTCCAGGTGTATTCCTTCTTCACATCCTCGGGAAGGGCGACCAGCTCACCGTTCTTGTCATAACGGTACTCCTCGAAAAAGTTCTCGGCCTTTTCGTCTCTCTTCACTATGTTACGGATAATTTCTTCTCGCATCTGTTTCTCGGGCTCGCCATGGCGCTCAACCCAACGTTTCTTGTACTTCTCGGGAAGGGAGGAATAAATGTATAGTGCGCGCCCGCCTTCACCACCGCCTCGGTGGGCGTTTTCAATATTGCCACGGGCGACATTTTGCCGCAGAGTAGTAGTTTTTATGACCGGATCATCTCCAGAAGTCAGTTCCTCATAGGTTACACACAAATCTTTATTATAAAATTCCATTCCCTGATTCAATTATTATCAATTCTTCAAATTACTCAACGGAACATGCTTTTTCAGCAACCGTACAGAATTCCCGAAATTCAACACCAGGAAAAGCTCCGGTAGCGGGTGGATAAAAAAGACTGTGAGCAAAGTCGCAAGACTCAAACAGAAGTAAAGCACGCAAAGGCGTTGCTTCCGGCTCAGACTGGCGAACTTGCGCAGCTCGTCACCGAATATATCAAGCAAGTCGTTTTTCATCATAATCAGGCTTTTGAGTGTCCTCACCGATTTCAGTACCACCACGCTCAAGGGCGAGTTTACGGATGGAACGCGCAAGTCGGCTGTTCTTGCGAAAGGCAAGTGCATGGCTAACCATTACATTCGTACATCCTATCAGTTCGGCGATCTTGTTCACCTCACCGTATTCTACCACAATTCTTCTTTTCATACTATCTAATTATTTAAATTATCATAGAGGGCAGTCGCGGACTCGAACCGCGGACCATGACCTCTCCCTTGCGGGAGTTTGGTGTGTTCTACCAACTGAACTAACCGCCCGAGAATATTATAAAAGTTCCTTTATCGCATTCTCCGGAACACATATCACAGTCCAAATCTGGCCATCTTTCATATAATCGACATCATATTCACGACCGAAAGTACAAATGTTATAGTCCCAGTCTCGGATTACACCATCGATGACCTCACCGTTCCTTTTGGTGATTCTCACACTTTGTCCCTTTTTAAATTTTGCTTCCATTTTGCTTCTTCTTAAATTCTCATTGTTACTTCAAGCCTTTTTTGTAGCTTTGGAGCGTGTTTAAACTTTGAACACGTTGCAAATATACAAACATGTTTTCAATAAACAAAAATAAAATGGGAGAAAGTGAAAACATTTTTTCAACAAGACATTTACCAGTCGTAAATGAAAGAGTAAAACAATTAGTCGATTTTTATGCTAATGGTAGCGTAAAACGCTTTAGTGAAATGATTCATCTATCAAGTTCTCAAAAACTTAATAGAGTATTTAATTTGGATAAAAGGAATAATGAATATCCAGAAGTTAGTAGTGACATCCTCCTTTCAATTGCAAACATGTTTGCAGACATAAATACAGAATGGCTTCTAACAGGTAGGGGGGAGATGACAAAAACAAGCCAACCAACACCAACAGAACACATACAAACAAGCTGTGTTTCTAAAAATAAAGATAAAGAAAAATTCGATGGCAACCAAGGCCTTTCTCCTGAAATATTTGATAAACTTTTATCTACCATAAAAGAACAGCAGATAACAATAAAAGAACAGGCAGAAGAAATAGGAGTATTAAAACAAATGATTGTACAACTCAAACAGGACAAGTCGGGGCGTGTTTCGGATGCAAGCGATTCTACAGTTGCCAATGCCGTCTAAAACGCGTTTTACGGGGTAAAGGGGGTGAAAAGTAGTAAATTATTGATTATTAGAGTGATGAATTAAAATATAGGGGAGCAAATAATTATTTATATAGTATTGTTTACCCCCTGTAATAGTTTATAATCAAAATAAAACGGGCTACAAAAAAGAAGTATTCATACAAGAAAACACCAATAAACACACCTAAAATGTAACTCCAAATGTAACTCCAATCAAAACGTTTCGTTTTTGCACTGTGTATTTTGTAACTCCAAATGTAACTCCAAGTGTAACTCCTTCCCATTTTTCCAATCGTTCAAACCGTTCAAATAAGTGACGTCTTCTTTCAGATGTACTATTTTGCCACAAAGACATAAAAAAAGCCGCAAAAAGCGGCTTTTAATACGTTCTAAGGCTGTTTTAGCCCTTTCTGGTAGTCTTTATCAGGTGTGACTGGATAATCATAGCACGTTTCGTGTATTTTACAGCTCCATCAGTCAAACCGGCATGCAACAGACTGCTTTTGGTGATGCCAACCCGGTTCTCGGTCAAAGTATCAAATATGGCAGAAATACTGCCGAAATAGAGGTTTTTCTTCTCGTAAATCAAGTGCACATGGATAACTTTAGTCATAATTATATAACATTTATTTGACTACAAATATACCAAATATTATCTATATGGAATAATTTAGATAAAATAAAAAAGGAAGTATATTACGCATCTCCTCGCTCACTTGTATAAATCTGTTTGTTTGACTATCTTAGCGGTCAGAAAAGAATCATGGAGAACAATCGGTAATAACACTTCCGAAATATCTCCTATCTCGCCTTTAATGTAAAGTAATTCATTTGAACGGCGTTCAAACAAGGCTCAAATGTAAGCCCAATGTAAAGCAATGTAAACGTTTGGTTTTTCCAGCCCGTTCTGCTCTATTCAACCATAACATTTTGAATACCAAAGCAATCAGCCATTTTCAGGCTAACCACATATTGATACGTTTCGTTTTTCCCCCCTTACTTTTAGTGACGGAGGTGAGGAATGGATTACTTTCATTAAACGTGCAGAGTTTGGAGAAAAAGTATCTTTGCAATTCGAAGTTGCAGCCAATGAAACCTATAAAAATCGTTCTTCTAGAATTACACTTTCTAGTCCTTTGGTAGATAATGAGGTTATTGTTGATGTTCTGCAAAAACAGACTGATGCTATTATTACAGATCAACAGTCTATCGTGCATGATTTATCCGCTAGGACTATTTCTTTTGAAGTTAAATATAATGTCGAGAATGAAATTTCTGTAATTAAGGGCGATGACTGGATTACTAATCAGCAAATTTCCGAACCTACAGTAGGTGATGACGGTTTGTCTACAGTTACCGTTAGCTATCAGTTGGGTGAGGCTACGGTAACTCGTGGTGGTGTTATTTATATCAAGCAGAAAGATGGACCTGTCTATTGTGAAATATCTGTTATACAGAAAGATTCCGATGCAGAAATTGTAGAAATTCCTGATGAAAATCTCAGAACAGCCATTATAAATAATGGTTGGGCTATTTCTGTTGGAGGTAACAATTGTATTGTGGTAGAAGAAGGTTTGAAAGCTACATCTTTCGAAAATGATTATTATAATAAAATAGAAAATTTGAAAGGTATAGAAGCTTTTCCTAATTTGGAAAAGCTTGCTTTAGGGAATGTTTCAAACATGGTTAAATTGGATATTTCAGGCTTGCATAAAGTTAAAACTCTTACTTTTTCTACAAATCGATATGTGGCAGAGTATAATTTAGGAGATAATCCTGTTGAAAACTTTTCTTTAGGTACTTCATATTTGTATGTATCTGATATTAAGATTGTATCTTCAGTAATAGAATCTTTTAATTTGATGTTGTCTGGTTGGTATGCTGAATATGACAATGTTGAATCCATTGATGTATCTGAGTGTTCTGCGTTGAAAACATTGGATGTGCGTCGTGGTTCAAAATTGAAAACTCTCTACTTGAAGACAGGGCAGGATATTCCTAATCTGACAAAGAATGAATTTACTCAAATCGTATATAAATAATATGGATTGAACTTTATACCTAAGGGTATTTTATATATTTTGGGGCATTTGGCTGCTAATAGCCAAATGCCCCAATTTTTTTGTAGAATATCTATAGTCTTGTAGGTTGATAGTAAGCATCCGAAGCACTACTGGTTTTGAACCTTTCTATACACCAATAGCGACTGTCACTATAAACCTAATAGCTGCAGTCGCTATTGTTTTGTCGAACCTATATGTTGTAATTGAGATTAGTTGCCAGATTCTATAGCCTGTTTGGTCAACACACTTTCCGGATGTTACAACTTCCACTGATGTGGAAGCAGATTCAATAGCTCATCATGCGTTGCCTTCTTATGATAGGGTGGGTTAGCAGTTCTATCAACAATTTCTCAGATTCGCTCCCGAAGTGGGCACGGAGCCCGTTGGGGAAAAGCAGGGCTACACCCTGTGGTATCTGTTCTACCAAGGTCAGTTCTGTAGTGGATTGCTTGAAACTGATGGGAGCCAACTCCTGTTTGAGACTGTATTTTCGGCAGCACATTTTTTACGCCAATAGGCTGTGCAATGTGTAGTTCTTCGGATGCTTACGTTTTAGTCACTATATTTTTTTGTAGAACTTATATGTTGCAGCTGTTGCAAGTACCATTGTAGTATTTTTATAAACGCCGCTGTCGTTTATATTTCTCTCTATAGTTTTTGCTGATAAACTTAGAAGCTATTTAAAAATTACACAATAATTTTGTTAAGCATGATTTTGCAAAAAGCAAGTTGAATCATAGCCTCTGCAGTATCAGCATGAAACTCGTAGTCTATCGTCAGCCTTCTGAAGTTTTCCAGCCATGCGAATGCTCTTTCAACAATCCATCGTTTCGGAATGACTTTAAACTTTGACGGGCATTCATCAGGTCTGAGAACGACTTCAAGTCCCCATTTGAATTTGTCAAATACCTAATCTGCAAGGCTTCCTCTATAGCCACCATCCGCAAGACTTTTGGCAAGACGAGGAAATTTGTAGGATAGTTTCTCCATGACCTTCGGAGCACCCTTGCTGTCATGAATATTGGCTTCATACACAGCTACAGACATCAGAAGTTATTGGTTATCAACGATTATATGCTGTTTTCTGCCCTTAATCTTCTTGTTGCCGTCAAGTGCTCGAACAGAATCTACATGATGTGAAGTCTTAACACTTCGTGAGTCTATGATGCCCATGTTGGGGCTTTCGTTGCGACCAGACTGGATGCGTACCATAGAGCGAAGTTTATCAAGGAGTTCCTCAATGATGTC